GAGAAGGTCAAGGAGCTGCTGCTCTCGACCCTCGCCCAGTTCGAGCACACGATCCAGGCATATCTGAACCTCATGCGGCGCAAGGGCATGAGGGTAGACGCCGGCTACGCGGCGCGCCAGCGGAAGCAGTTCCTCCGCGAAGGCGAGGAGCACCTCCGCGTCGTCCGCGACGAGTACGGCGTGGAGAACCTCAACTCGACCAAGCAGGTCGAGGCGGCCCTCCTGCGCTCGGGCGCCCAGCTGGTCGAGCGCAACAAGACCGGCTTCAAGGTCGGCAAGGAGGTCCTCCTCCCGCTGGCCGGCTACGACGAGTACTGGAACCCCATCGAGGGCTTCGAGAACCCGAACCCCCTGGCCGAGCACATCGCGCTGGGCAAGCGCGCCGACCGCTTCGCCAACGCGTACCTGGGCAAGTTCCTCGACCTGATGGACGAGGACGGCCGCATCCACACCAACATCACCGGGCTGGAGGCGCGCACCTCGCGCATGGCTGCATCCGACCCGCCGGTCCAGCAGCTGCCGGCCGGCGATTGGAAGGTGCGGCGCGCACTGGTAGCCGACCCCGGCCACCTCATCATCTCGGCGGACTACGCCCAGATCGAGATGCGCATCGTGGCCGAGCTCGCCAACATCAGGAAGATGAAGGAGGCCATCCTCAACGGACTGGACCTCCACGGCTACACGGCCGAGCTCGCGTACGGCCCCGGGTGGACCAAGCAGCAGCGCACCTACATGAAGGGCGCCGGATTCATGATCGTCTACGGCGGCGGTGCGTCGGGCATGTCGCGCAAGCTCGGACTCTCCATCGCCCAGGCCCAGAACGTCACACGCTCTTACCACCGCGTCTACCCTGAGATCAAGCGGTACTCGAACAAGCTCCAGCGCGACGCCAAGGCCAACGGCATGGTGCTGCGCTCTCCGACCGGCCGCATCCTCGCGCTCGACCGTGACCGCACCTACGCCGCCATCAACTACATGATCCAGTCGACGGCGGCCGACGTGCTGAAGAACGCCCTGGAGGCGCTCTTCACAGCCGGCCTGGGAGACCACCTCCTCATGCCCGTCCACGACGAGCTGATCGCCCAGGCCCCTGAGGCCGAGGCGCAGGGGGTGGCCGACGCCATCCGCGAGACCATGCGCACCGAGGTCGGGGGCATGCCGCTCGACTCCGACGGCGTGGTCTACGGCTTCAGCTGGGGTCACGGCCCCGACTACCACCCGCCCGGCAAGTCCGCCCTGGACACGCCCCTGTTCACGGAGAGGCCCTTCTGATGGCAGCTATCCGCCTGTGGGTGCCGGTGAGGGACGAGCGGCCGGACGGCCTCTGTCCCCACTGCCTGAACCCCGCCCTCAAGCTCTACCGCCTCCAGCAGATCGACTGGGACGGCGTCACCATCATCGGCACCCGCGTGGGGTGCCGCGACTGCAAGAAAATGATCGGACCCCTCGTGAAGGAGACCCCACATGCCCACTGAGCCCATCGACAGCCTCGAGCGCTTCGGCGCCGCCTACCTGCGGCTCCGCCAGCTGCTCGCCGACGTCGGCGATGCCCAGTGGCGGGCCGGCAAGTCACCTGTCCCCAAGGAGGACACGACCGAGCGGAGCAAGGGGCTCACCTCCGACCCGACCCCCTCCATCGTGGTCGACGCCCGCCGGCTGGCGCTGCGTGCGGCTGCGATCGCCGCCGGCGCGGCGCTGGACCAGGCCGGTAGGGTCATGCAGGCCGCGGAGCGGCACCTCAACGACGCATTCGAGAAGTGGCAGGGCTGATGGACGAGCTGTTCAAGACCAAGGTGTGGCGGGCGTCCCTCGAGCTGGCCGAGGAGCGCGAGCTGATCGTGCGGGCGCAGGAGGGCGACGGCGACGCGCTCTGGGCGCTGCTGGTCCAGTACCGCGGCATCCTCCAGAAGACGGCGAACGGCGTGCGGTCCCGGGTGCGGGGCATGACGGCGGAGCAGGTCGAGGACCTCCAGGCCGACCTGGTGCTGGCCGGCGTGGAGGCGGTCAAGGCCTTCGACATGGACAGGTTCGTGCGGCTCAGCCAGGTCCTGCCCGGCCGGCTGCGCGACGTGGCGCTCGAGATGACGACGGCTCTGTCGGTCCCCCGTGGCACGCTGGCGCTGTGGTTCAAGGTGTGGCGCGAGGCCGGCCAGGACTTCGCCCGCGCGGAGGAGCTGGCGCCGGGGATGGGCATGTCGGCCTCGACCTTCCGGGCCATCCAGCACGCCCTCCACCACGTCGACTCCGAGTGGGTGACGGTACCCTACGAGGCCGGCCAGCCGACGCCGGACGAGGAGACGTACAAGCTCGCCCAGTACGCGCTCGACCTGCTCTCGCCGGCGGAGCGTGAGGTGGTTGAGCTGTTCTACGGCTTCCGCGGCGAGCTCAAGACCGATGAAGAGGTCGCGGTCGTCCTGGAGCAGGACCGCGGGGCCGTCAAGAAGCGGCGCCAGCGGGCCCTCGACAAGATGCGCGAGGGCCTCGCCGTCGCCGGCTAGTCGGCCGGCTCGAGGTCGGGCGGCCAGCACAGCGTCTTGATGCCGCTGTCCCACTCGACCAGGACCTCGCCGGTCTGAATGTCGGGGCACGGCACCACGGTGCCCTCCTCGAACGACCAGGAGGACTGGACCCGCTTGCCCACGGCCATGAAGTGGCTGTCCGGGTAGAAGTGGCCCATCATGCCGTCCACGTCCCTACGACGTCCGCGGCAGGGACGATCGTGCCCCACCCGACGAGGTGGTAGTAGACGGTGTCTTCGCCGCCCTCGTAGTAGGACTTGATGACCTCCCGCTTGTAGACGGTCTCCCGAGTGGGGGCGCCGCCTTGGCGGTTGGTGATGAGGACCTTCGCGCCCCGCTTGAGGTGGCGCTTCTCGTTGCTGTTCATACTTCGATTGTAGCGCGCGGCGCGGTCGATGTGCACCCCCTGGATGAAGTTTCTCAGACTTCGTCCAGGGGGTGTTCGTCGTTCCTCGCCGCGCGCTATACTTGTCTCATGACCAACCACATCAACCGCGAGGCATGGCTCAAGGCCGCCGTCGCAGAGCTCTCTGTCCTCTTCCAGCGCGAGGGGTACGACGTCCCTGACGTCCACGTCTCCATTGGGTGGCCGCACGGTGGCCGCTCCAACACCATCGGGCAGTGCTTCCCCGGCGCCGCCTCCGCGGATTCGGTCGGGCACGTCTTCATCAGCCCCATCCTCTCCGACCCCATCCGTATCCTCGACGTCCTCACCCACGAGCTCGTCCACGCCATCAACCACGCGGCCGGCGAGACCGGCCACGGCAAGTGCTTCAAGACGATCGCCGTCAAGGTCGGCCTCACGGGCAAGATGACCGAGACCGTCGCCGGCGAGACCCTCAAGGGCGAGCTCACTCAGGTGGCCGAGTCGCTCGGTGACTTCCCGCACGCGGCACTGTCGCCCGTGGCCAACAGGAAGTCCCGCTCTGGCCGGTCGGTCAAGCTCGAGTGCGCCTCTGGCGAGGACTACCAGGTCTCCATCTCCAAGGCGCGCCTCGCGGCCTACGGTGCCCCCAAGTGCCCGTGCTGTAACGCCGTCATGGAGGAGGCGTAGTCCTCGTCCCCGTCTAACTCCAGGCAAGAGGGGCTGTACAAGCGGCCCCTCTTGCGGGTAAGATAGAAGCATGAACAACAACAAGAACCGCAGCATCCTGACCGCCGGCGACTTCGAGGTCCGAATCGACCACCACCCCCGCTACGGGTACAAGCGACCCACCAAGGCTCGCGTGTACGTGAGCGGCAACGAAGACGTCGACTACACCGAGGCCTACGCCCTCATGCGGGAGCAGGACCCCCAGAACGTCGGGGCGAGCGAGGAGGTCAACGCCCTCTTCCGCAAGCTCAACCGCCAGGAGGTCAAGAACATGAAGGCCGTCATCGAGGAGGCCCTCCAGACCGTGGAGGGTCTGGACTTCCTCGCCGACAACCCGCTGACCTTCTCCCGGAAGGCTGGGTGCAGCTGTGGTTGCTCCCCCGCCTTCGTGGTCAAGGAGGGCGTCCAGCACGACGGGCTCTGGGTTGAGTCCATCTTCATCACCAAGAAGAAGGCCTGATGCGTTGGCTCATCGTGGGGGCGGTCATCGCGGCCGCCCTCACCCTCCGCTTCTCGCCGGCCGACCCCGTGGAGGAGGTCCATGAAGAAGTCCATCCGTAAGTCCATCATCCTGACCCAGATCGCTGAGCGCCGGTGGGGCCCGAAGCTCCGCTGGCGGTGCGTCTACTGCGGCCGCGGCACGGGGCTCCAGGTCGACCACTTCTGGCCGACCACCCTGCTGGGCACTGACGAGCGGTGGAACCTGTTCCCCGCCTGCGATCGCTGCAACGCGTCCAAAAACGGCCTCGACCCCTGGGCCTGGATGGACGCCGTCGGGGTGCCCGAGCGGAGGCAGGACGCCATCCGCACCCTGATCGCCGACCCCTCCATCCAGCCGCGCCCTGTCCCGAATGAGCGCTACGCGCTGGCCTACGAGGCCGCCAGGCCCCTGAAAAGGGCGAGTTAGGGCGAAAAGGGCGACTAGGGCGGCACGCTTCCTATTTAGTTCTAAAGGGCCTCGCCCTTTAGCTCTAACCGAACGCGGGCGCCCTAACTGCCCTTTCTGCCCTGGCCCTCCTGCACGGCCCGACCCCGACAATCACCCAGCCCCGACCCACTAGAGTAGGAACATGAACAAGTACGACACGCCCCCTATCGTCCTGCTGGACGACCTCCGCACCGTGATCGACCCCGAGTCCGACGGTGCACCCTTCCCCTCAGACACCGTCGTCAAGACCACGCCGGCCCGCTTCCTCGTCTTCATGCAGGAAGACAGCGGCTGGGTGCTCCGTGACTACGCGGCCGACCGGGACTACCCGTTCCACTCGCGCGCCGCCGCCGTCAAGGGCATCGAGCTCCGCAACGGCCGCCGCTTCGACTTCATCGGCGCGCCCTGCGGGATCAACGCCTACGGCGAGCCTCTCGAGAATGTCGAGGTGTTCGCGTGATCGGCGACGACACCATCGCCCTCGGGCGTAAGATCAAGCGTGCTCGCGGCCTCGTCAACGAGAACCGCGTCCTGCACGGCAAGACGGCCTTCGCCACCCGGCAGGCTGAGGCCACCCTGGCCTACCTGGAGAAGCGCGCCCGCGCTCTCTTCCGCTGAACAAGGAGACACCCAGAATCATGACCGACTTCACCGCCGCCCTGGACGAGAAGCTCCCCATCCGCACCGCTGGTGCCCTGCCGTCCTCGCGGACCTTCGGCATGGTCACCGAGGCCATCGAGTCCCAGGACGTCGAGCAGCTGACCCACGAGCTGATGCACACCCGCGCCCACTACCAGTCGCTGGAGTACGTGCTCAACGGCGAGGCCCGCGCCCTCGAGGTCCTCAAGGAGGGCATCGCGGACGGCCAGGTCCCGGAGCCGCAGACCGTGGACGAGGCGCTCCAGCTGGCGTTCCGCTTCGCCGGCACCGTCGCCCTCGAGGCCGCGTACGACACCGCCCACCAGACCGGCTTCTTCATCGCGGTCCTGGGCATGGACGTCCAGACGGCGCTCCAGCAGCTCTACCCCGAGCTCGACTTCAGCGACCCCGAGCGCGAAGTCAGCGACGAGGACCTGCAGGCCCTCCTCGACTCCGAGCGGGCCGAGACCGACGACTGACCCAGTCAGGCTCCCTGGGGGAGGGGCTCCGTGTCCCTCCCCCTCGCGCTAGGATAGAGACATGAACAAGCGCATCACTGCCACCATGCTCATGAACTTCCGCGGCCACGTAGACGAGGTGACTCGCACGGGTACCCTGACCGGTGAGGTCAGCGAGGCCGGCATGCTCCGCGTCGAGTGGGACATCGACGGCTTCGGCCGCATGGGCTGGGTCGAACCGGGCACCTTCACGGAGCTCTGATGGCCAAGCCCACCTTCGAGGAGTACCGCGCGAGCGGCGTCCTCGACTACAAGCCCGTGCCTCCGGGCTGGCTCGTCCGCACCGCGTCGGGCCACCAGTTCAGCACGCCCAAGACCGAAGAAGACGCCAAGCGCTGGGCCGAGAAGATCGGCGGGACGTACGAGTGGTACGTCCCTGTTCAGGCGCAGGCCTACACCCCAGGAGAGACCTATGACCACTGACCTTCCGCGCGTCCGCGCCGTCTGGGCCGAGGGCAATGCCCGTGACGGCTCGATCATCATGGGCGCCGACACGCCGTCCGGCCTGCCCTGGCCCAAGGACGACAGCGACCTCCGCCAGTTCCGCGAGGACACCCGCGGCCACGTGCTGGTCATGGGCTCCAAGACCTTCGACCTCCTGCCGGCTGGCCTGAAGCGGCCGTCCTCCACGCAGGAGCGCCCGATCATCATCCTGACCCGCCGCATCGGCCACTACATTCAGCAGACCCGCGGGCTGGGCGAGGCCATCCAGCCGATCAACCCCGGCAACCTGGCCGAGCGCGAGGCCGTCCTGCGCAACCTCTCCCACTGGGATGAGTTCGCCGGCAAGCCGGTCGCGGTCATCGGCGGGCCCAAGGTCATCGAGGACTTCGAGCCCTTCTACGACGAGCTCGTCATCACCCACCACGTACGGGGCCGCTTCGAGGGGAACGTCCGCGCACCGCGTGACGCCTTCCTCGACGGCTTCTGCTCCGACCATTCCACCCTGCTCGACTCCGGCGCCCGCCGGGTCGTCTACACCCGCCGCATCCCGAAGGAGCACAAGTGACCCTGACCCTCCACGAGGTCAACGCCCTGTTCAACAACACCTTCGACTACGACGACCTGCTCCGGCACGTCGTCAACAACGGGGAGCGCCGCACCGACCGCACCGGCACAGGCACCCTGAGCGTCTTCGCGCCGCCGGCCCTCCACTACGACCTGCGTGACAACAAGGTCGCCCTCATCACCAGCAAGAAGGTCGCCTGGAAGATGGCGCTGCGCGAGTTCATGTGGATGCTCACCGGCTCGACCAACGTGAACCACCTCGCCCAGTGGTCGCCGGCCATGGCTGACATCTGGCGGGCCTGGGCGAACCCGGACGGTGACATCGGCCCCACCTACGGAGGCCAGTACCGCGACGCCGGCGGGACCCTCCTCACCACGGACCCGCGCGCCCAGCAGGGCGAGCTGTTCCAGCCGACCAACCCGGCAGGCGTGGACCAGGTTACCGAGGTGGTCAAGCGGCTGATCGAGGCCCCCGACACGCGCCGGGCCCTCGTCTCCCTCTGGTCGGTGCCGGAGCTCCGCGACATGGGCATCGAGCCCTGCATGGTGCTCTTCCAGTTCAGCCTCCGCGGGCCGAACTACGACCAGCTCCAGGTGCACGTCTACCAGCGCTCGGCCGACATGATGCTGGGCGTCCCGTTCGACCTGTTCCAGGGGAGCCTCTTCGCCCACCTCGTGGCGCGCGAGCTCACCCTGGCGACCAAGCGCGAGGTCAGGGCGACCAAGCTCATCTGGTCGGCAGGAGACGTGCACGTCTACGCCAACCAGCTCGAGGCCGCCCGGGAGCAGCTCGGGCAGGCCCTGCACGCGGAGCCCGTGCGTGCTACGATCAAGATCGACAGCTTCCCGAGCCTGCGCCTCCTGGACAGCACTCTGGAGCCTGGACACATCACCGTCGAGAACTACAACCCGGCCTCCGCGATCGACGCGGGTCGGCCGGCCGCCTGAGAGGAACCCCATGCACTGGCTCATCGTACTGTTGGCCGTCCTGCTCGGCTTGGCCGTTGTGGCCGGAGTCGCCGCCCTTCTGGCGGTGCTGCTTCTGGCCTTCGTGGCTGCGCCGAGCTTCTGGGGCGCCTTCTGGCTCGTCCTCGTCGTCCTGGTCGTCTTCACCTCCGCCAGCAAGGCCTTCTAGGGCGGGCTCCCCGCGCCGGCACGACCTCCGCGACTAGAGCGACTTCCGCGACCACCGCGACTTCCGCGACTCGGTCGGTTGGTCGTGCCGGCGCGCACCAGCCACAGCGCGGCTTGCGCAACCGGCGGGACTTGCGGGTCTCGCCATGGGGGCTTCCCGACTTGTCCCCGTCATACAGAACCAAGGAGAATCACCACATGGCCCAGTTCACCGTCATCGGCAAGAAGCGTGTCTACCGCGTCGCGGCGAAGAGCATCCAGCAGCTCACCCGCGCCCTCCGCGAGGTCGGCATCGTCTGGCAGGCGATCCACGAGGACAAGGAGTCCGGCCGTGGCAAGCGCTGACCCGAAGCCGCCGGCCGGCTACACCATCAGCCTCTTCGTCTCGCGGACCACCCCCGAGCACACCGTCAAGGAGGGCTACGAGAACCGCACCTTCCCGAAGGACACGGTGGAGCTCGGCAGGGTGGAGCTCCGCGGCGGGGACCTCGAGACCCTGCTGGCCAAGACCAAGAATCACATCGACCTGATCGAGGAGACCTGACATGCCTCAGCCCAAGTTCATCGTGCACTCCGCGGCCGGGGAGCCCATCGCCGGCGACGACCGCGCGGACGGCTTCCTGAAGGAGTACGCCCAGCAGCACCAGGGCTACGTGACCGACCGTCGCACCGGGGAGGTCGTCTTCGACGCCCGCCTGGTGGTCGAGGCGCCGGCCGCACCCATCGACCCCGCCGTGGCGGCTCCCACGGAACCCAACCCCTCCGAGGAGAACACGCAGTGAGCATCATCAGCAAGAAGCCCCAGCCCACCCTGACCGAGCAGCTCGAGGCCAAGCAGGCCGAGCTGGAGGACACGGCGATCGACAAGTCCGACGAAGCGGCCCAGCTGGCCGAGCTCGCGGCAGAGGCGAAGCACGAGTCCTCGACGGCCAGCCGCCACGCCGAGGCCGTCTCCGCGGCCCGCGCGATCCTCTCGGCCGCGGGGGTGAGCCTGTGACCCTGCGCGTTCCCATCCCCAAGAAGGCCCGTCGTCGGACCGCCGTCCCGTGGCAGTACACCGTGAGCCGTGAGCTCTCGGCTGAAGAGCTGCAGGCCGTCGCGCACCGCTTCCTCAGCGGGACCGAGTACCACAAGCTCATCAGCGGCGACGTCTACCCCGGCATCACCATCATCAACGGCGTCTACTGGGGCACCTACGGCAAGGACAAGGACCTGAGCCAGGTCGCCCGCCGCTGGGACGAGGTCGAGGCAGACTTCCCGGAGGTGCTGGTGGACACGACCACCGAGTACCTCGTGACGGCCGCGCTCCAGGACCCCGTGGTGCACGACGTCACCGACCTCACCGGCGGGCCCACCTCCTCCGCCGAGTGACATAAGCAGGGCCCCTGATGGATGACCTTCATCAGGGGCCTCTGCTATATCCGTCCCCAAGATGTGGTATATACTAGTAGAGCGAGAAAGAGGATCATCATGCGGCTGCCGTTCGAAGACGAAGACACCTACGAGCTTGAGATGATGGAGCTCAAGCGGGCGTCTCGTGAGCGGCACCTTCTTGAGACCTACGGCATCACGCTCGAGACCTTCGATGCCATCCTCGCTGAGCAGAAGGGCCGTTGTGCCATCTGCCGCACGCCCCGCCCCGGCAAGAAGGGCTGGCACGTGGATCACGACCACGAGACCGGCCAGGTGCGAGGCATCCTGTGCTTCGGCTGCAACGTCAGCCTGGGGCACTTCAAGGATTCACCAGAGGTGCTGGCTAACGCCATCGAGTACCTCACAAAGTCAAGGGCCTGATCGGAAGGCCTGCACACAGCCCCGCACACCGTAGAGCACAGGCTTGTCACTGCAGATACGCTGGTTCGAATCCAGCCAGGTCCACTTGTTCAGGGAGACGTCCGTGGCACGTGCGAGCAGGAGCGCAACCTCCTGCACCCATGCTCTGTAGTCTAATGGCAGGACGCCCGACTCTGGATCGGGTAGCGTTGGTTCGACCCCAGCTGGAGCAGCTTATGGCACGCGGCAGTGACTACCGCTGGAAGCAGGTTGCTGCGGCTCAGCGGGCCAAGCGACTGCCCTGCTGGCACTGTGGCCAGCCCATCGACTACAAGGCGAAGCACCCTGACCCCAACAGCTTCTCGGCCGATCACCTTCGACCGTGGGCTCGGCACCCCGAGCTGAGGTACGACCCCGGCAACGTGGTGTCGGCCCACCTCGGGTGCAACTGGGCGAAGGGTGACAGCGAGCACTTCACCGCCGGTCTCGGCGCGTTGAGTGAGGACTTCTAGTCCCGCCCCCGGGTAGGGGGGTGTGAAGTCTGGGAGCTGTGGGCACAGGCTCAACTCCCGGCAATGGATTGTGTGTGTACGGAGGCGGCACCCCTTCACGTGCGCACGCGCGTTCCCCATATACTTGCCAGCACGGCTGGATCGCGTCGCCAGGCGCAGCACCCCTCGCCGAAAGGCAGGGACCAGGCTGCGCTGCGGCTCGCGGTCCTTCCGGCTAGTTGGCACCGTCGCCCCGGCCGGCGGTCAACACTCTGACGAGAGGAGTCCGGGCACGTGCTTCCACCGGCGCCCGCAGCATCAAGTCAGCGGGCGTCGGTGGCCAACCTAATCGAGGAGTTCCCATGGACGAGTGGATCGGCTGCGACGCCAAGAACTGCCCGGCCCGTGCGCTGGTGCACGTCGCCAAGTTCGAGGAGAACCACCTCGAGGTCCACTACTGCGGCCACCACGGCGACGAGTACATGGCCAAGCTCCGCGTCTGGGGCATCGTGACCGACGATCGGCTGGCTGACAAGGTGGTCGCCAAGATCGAGGTCCCGGCGTGAGCCTGCTCGCCGCGTTCGACCAGGCGGTGGCGGATAACAAGCAGGTCGAGGACGTCGACAAGGCGCTCATCGAGACCGGCCGGTCCATCGCAGACTCCATCGACAAGATCACGGCGTCCGACACCGCGACGGCCACGGAGAAGACCAAGGCGCTGTACCTGGCGCCGCACCTGGTCAGCATCCTCCGCGAGCTGCTCGCCACGCCGGCCGCCCGCAAGCAGTTCGGCCTCGCGGCCGCAGACCAGAAGAAGGCCAGCCGCCTGCAGCTCATCAAGGACCAGGCGGCCGCCGCTCAGGAGTGACCCATGGCTCAGGCCCTGCTCGGCAACGAGGTGCCCCGCGTCTACACGCCGCCCCTGCGCGAGCTCACGCCTGAAACGTCCCTCGGCTTCGCGATGATCGCGTTCGCCCAGATGATCGGCATCCCCCTCCTGCCCTGGCAGAAGTGGCTGGCCATCCACATGCTGGAGCTGCTGCCCAACGGCAAGTTCCGCTTCCGCACAGTGGTCCTGCTGGTCGCGCGCCAGAACGGCAAGTCGACCTTCGCCCAGGTCCTGGCCCTCTTCTTCATGTACGTGCAGGAGGTGCCGCTCGTCCTCAGCACCGCCCAGAACCTCGACATTGCCGAGGAGGTCTGGGCCGGCGGGGTCGAGATGGTCGAGGGTGACGAGGAGCTCGTGCAGCTCCGCGCCCGTGTCGTCCAGCAGCGCGGCTCCAAGGCGCTCGAGCTGACCAACGGCTCGCGCTGGAAAGTGCAGGCTGCGACTCGCCGCGGCGGTCGTGGTCTCTCCGGCGACCTGGTCATGCTGGACGAGCTCCGCGAGCACCAGACCTGGGCCGCGTGGTCGGCCATCTCCAAGACCACCATGGCCCGCGACAACTCCATCGTCTTCGCGCTCTCCAATGCCGGCGACATCAGCTCCGTCGTCCTGCGCCACCTGCGCATGATGGCCCACAAGGCGCTCGGCGACCCCGACGGCCTGTGGCTCGACCCGGTGACCGGCCTCCCCCTCGAGGAGGAGGTCCTCGAGCTGGACGAGGACGAGCTGCCGACGGACGAGACGCTCGGCATCTTCGAGTGGTCGGCCAAGCCTGGCCGGTCCGTACGCGATCGCGCCGGCTGGCAGGAGGCCAACCCCTCGCTGGGCTACACGATCACCGAGAAGGCCATCCTGGCCGCGCTGGTCAGCGACCCGGAGTGGACCTTCCGCACGGAGGTGCTCTGCCAGTGGTTCGACGGCGCGACGGAAGGCCCCTTCCCCTCTGGCACCTGGGCGGGCTCCACGGACCCGGAGTCGAGGCTGGCCGACGGGACCCGCGTGGTCTACGGGATCGACACGTCCTGGGATCGTACGATGACGCGGATCGTCATCGCCGGCTTCCGCCCGGACGGCAAGGTCCACTTTGAGCTCGTCGCCTCGCGCGCCGGCACCGAGTGGGTCATCCCCTGGCTGACCAGCAAGGACCGCAAGCGCAAGCCTGACGGCGTCACCTGGCAGGTCTCCGGCGCGCCGGTGTCCAGCCTGACCGACCCGCTGCGGGCCTACAACGAGAAGCCCGGCATCCAGCCCCTGCCCCTCATCGAGTGGGCCGGCTCGGACCTCAGCCGCGCCACGGGCCAGTTCTACGACGGCGTCGCCCACCTGGACGACGACGAGAAGCACGACCCGAACCTCTTCCATCGTCCGCAGCCGGCGCTCGACGTCGCTGCTAACACCGCTCTGCCCAAGACCGCCGGCGACGGCTGGCTCTGGGACCGGTCGAAGTCCCCCGTGGACATCTCGCCCCTCGTCGCCGCCACCGGCGCCGTGTGGGCCCTCCTCAACAAGGAGGTCGTGGCCGCTCGCTCGGCGTACGAGGATGCCGAGGAGGAGTTCGACATGATGCTCTGATTGGAGGCCCCATGGCCTGGCTCGCGAACGCCGTCAAGGCCGCGTCGGTGACCTTCGGGACCGGCGCCTGGCAGCAGGGCCAGCCCACGGGCGCCCTGGCCTCCGACGTCAGCTACTTCGACCCGCTGGTCGCGCGCTCCATCGTGGAGTCGATGACCGCCGGCGACCTGTACGCCACCCAGCCTCACCTCCGCACCGTCGTGAGCTTCGTCGCCCGCAACGGCGCGCAGCTCGGCCGGCACGTGTACAAGCGCGGCGCCGACGACGAGCGCGAGCGCGTCCGCGGCGGTGTGGCTGACCTGCTGCAGAAGCCGAACGGCTACATGTCGGGCTTCGACCTGTTCAACCACCTCTTCAGTGAGCTGGCCCTCTTCGACTTCGCCCTCTGGGTCCCGCGACTCGGCCCGTCGGGCTGGGTCATCGACCCCATCCCGGGCGAGTGGATCACCGGCCGCAAGGCGGGCGACGCCTTCTCCCTCGCCGGCTACTGGGTCAAGTACCCCGACAAGCACCAGCCGACCTTCGTGCCGGCCTCGGACGCCATCGTCTTCCGCGGCTACTCGCCGGAGGGTTTCTTCAAGGGCTCGTCCGCGGTGCGGTCGCTCAAGTCGACCCTGGCCGAGCAGGTCGCCGCCATGGACTTCCGCGAGCAGATGTGGAAGCGCGGCGGCCGGGTCGGCATGTTCCTGACCCGCCCGAAGGACGCCCCTGTCTGGTCGCCTGAGGCCAAGAAGAAGTTCGTCCAGAACTGGCGGGCCAACTGGTCCGGCTCCGGCGCCAACGCCGGCTCCACGCCCCTCCTCGAGGACGGCATGGAGCTCAAGCAGGTGCGGTTCAACGCCAAGGAAGAGCAGTGGCTTGAGGCCGCGACGCTCAGCCTCGCGACCGTCGCCGGCGCCTACCACGTCCCGCCGGCCATGGTCGGCGTGCAGGGCGCCTCGAGCACCTTCGCCTCGGTGAAGGAGTTCCGGAAGATGCTCTACACCGAGACGCTGGGCCCGCTCGTGGCCCAGGTCGAGGACACCATCAACAACTTCCTGTTCCCCTTCCTCGGCGTGCCGTCCACCCAGTACTTCGAGCTGAACATCAGCGAGAAGCTGCAGGGCGACTTCGAGGAGCAGGGCGACCAGCTCTTCCAGGCCGTCGGCGGCCCCTACATGACGGCCGCGGAGGCGCGCAAGCGCATGAACCTGCCGTTCCTGGAGGGCACCGACACGCTGCTCGCGCCCCTCAACATGGGTGCGGCCGGCAACAACGGCCCTGCGGCCGACGAGCCGATCGCGCCTGGAGCCTCAGAACCGGCCCAGGCTGCCGACGCTGCTCCGAAGGCCCAGAAGGACGCACACGGAGACCGTGTCGACGGTCTCAAGGCCCCGGACGCCGAGGACCCTGCGGTCGCGGCGATGCGGGACGACCTGCGGGCCTTCTTCGGCCGGCAGGGGCGCGCCGTCGTGCGCCAGGTCAACGGGAAGGACCCTGAGTGGTGGAACCAGAAGAGCTGGAATCAGGAACTCAGTGCGATCCTCCTCCCGCACCTGCTGACGGTGTCTGCTGGCTCGGCCAGGAAGGTTGCTGGTGCTAAGGGGCTCGACCCCGACGCCTACTCGGTGGCCCAGACCAAGGCCTTCCTCGACGCCGTGAGCGACTCGCGCGCCGACCTCATCAACGCCACGACCCGCGACCAGCTCACGGAAGCCCTCAAGGCCGACGACCCGGTCGCTGCGGTCAAGCACGTGTTCGAGGTCGCCGAGCAGGCCCGCGCCGGTGAGACGACGATGACGATCGCGGCCATGCTCATGGCCTGGTCGGCCGTCGAGGTCGCTAAGCAGCTCGTCCCGGACAAGGGGCCCACCAAGACGTGGGTCTCCTCGGGCAAGCCGAACAGCCGGCACTCTGCCATGAACGGCGAGACGGTCGGCATCAACGAGAAGTTCTCCAACGGGGCTGACTGGCCCGGTGACCCGGTGCTCGGTGCGGCAGGCGTGAGCAACTGCGCCTGCGGCGTCGACATCAACTACAACGACTAGGAGCACCATGGACCTCAAGTCCGTACAGCTCACCGGGATCAAGGCTGCCGGCGACCCCGGCGTGGACCTCGCCGAGGGCGAGTTCCTGGCCTACGCCAGCACCTGGACCCGCGAGCCTGACAGCTACGGCGACGTCGTCGCCAAGGGCGCGTTCGCCGAGACGATCGAGCACTGGACGAAGTCGGAGGGCGTGCTGCCCATCCTCTTCGGCCACGACCTCGTGGACCCCTTCAGCAACATCGGCTACGCCAAGTCGCTGCTCGAGGATGACCACGGTCTCCTCGTGCACGCGGCCCTGGACCTCGAGAACCCGAAGGCCAAGCAGGTCTATCGGATGCTCAAGGGCCGGCGCATCAACCAGATGAGCTTCGCGTACGACGTCCTCGAGGACGGCATCGTGGAGCTCGAGGGCGAGAAGACCGCCCGGGAGCTGCGCAAGATGGCGCTCCATGAGGTGTCGGTCGTGCCGTTCGGCGCCAACTCCGACACGGAGGTCCTCGCGGTCAAGGCCCTGGAGCAGTCGCTCCAGCTCAAGGCCGGCCGCGTCATCTCCGCCAAGAACCTGGACTCTCTCAAGGCCGCGTATGAGGCGCTCGGCGTCGTCATCGCCGCCGCTGAGAAGTCCGACGACAACGACGACGAGGCCAGCTCGGCCGCCGCCGCCGCAGACGAGGCCCAGGAGGGCAAGTCTGCCGCGAGCTCGCGCGCCAAGTCCGCTCTCGCGGAGATGTCCTTCCTGCTCTCCTGAGCAAACAACACCCTGATGAAAGGAGCCTAGGGCATGGACCCCAAGGCAGAACTCGCCGCACTCCAGGCGAAGAACTCCGCGATCATCGCGGGCGTGAAGGCGTCGAAGCGCGACCTCACGGACGCCGAGGTCGCTGACCTCGAGAAGGATGCGGCGCGCATCACCGAGCTCAAGGGCATCATCGAGCGGGGCGAGAAGAACGCGGCCCTCATGGCCCAGTTCGCCGACCTGAGCGGCGTGACCACGGACGCCGGCGGCGCCGGTGACGAGGTCAAGTCGCCCGCGAAGTCGCTCGGCGAGCACTTCGTGAAGTCGGGCGCCCAGGAGGCGTTCGTCAAGGGCTCCGGCCAGCGCACCACGAGTGCCCCCGAGTTCAAGGCCGCGACCGACGTCAACACGTCGGACTTCGGCAACGGCGAGTCGCAGGGCAAGGTGCAGTACGGCGGCGTCGTCGCGACCCCGCTCCGCCGCCTGACCATCGCGAACCTCCTCGGTTCGGGCACGATGTCCAACACCAGCCTCACCTACTGGGTGCAGGGCGCGGTCGAGGGCGCTCCGGGCACGGTGGCTGAGAACGGCCTGAAGCCGTCCATCCACTTCAACTTCAGCCCGGTGACGGAGGCGCTCTCCAAGATCGCCGTCATCACCAAGATCAGCGACGAGGCGATCGCCGACACCGACTACCTGGTGTCCGTCATCAACTCGCAGCTGGTCGGCCGCCTCCAGGTGGTCGAGGAGGATCAGATCCTCAACGGCAACGGCACCGCGCCCAACCTGCGCGGCCTGCTGAACCGCTCGGGCATCCAGACCTACGCGACCGCCGCTGGCGAGTGGGCCGACGGCCTGTTCCACGCGGTCACGCTGGTCTCGACCGGCGCGGACCTCGAGACCGCCGACGCGATCGTCATCCACCCGGCCGACTACGAGGTCATCCGCCTCAGCAAGGACGGCGAGGGCCGCTACTTCGGCGGCGGGCCCTTCGACGGCGGCGCCAACCCGCCCCTGTGGGGCTACCGCACGGTGGTCACCCCGGCCATCGCCCAGGGCACCGCGCTCGTCGGCGCGTTCGCCACGGCGGCCCAGCTGTTCCGCAAGGGCGGCATCCAGGTCGACTCGACCAACTCGAACGAGGATGACTTCAAGCACAACCGCGTGGCCCTCCGCGCGGAAGAGCGCATCCTGCTCGCGGTGTACCGCCCGGGCGCGTTCGTGAAGGTCACCCTCACCCCGGCGGTCTGATCCGCTGAAGGGCGCCCAAGTGTACGCGAGGCGTATGTTTGGGCGCCCTTCGACCCTTACTAGGAGGCCCGATGGCACTCAAGGAGTACAGCTTCAACGGCCGCACGTTCGCCTTCGATGAGGACGACGCCCCTGAGGGCGCCGAGCTCGTCGGCGACTACGTGGTCGAGTCCCCCATCCTCTTCTCGGACCAGAAGGCGGCCAAGCAGGCCGAGCCGGCGGTCGAGGAGAAGGCGGCGGAAGGAACCCCTGCCAACAAGGCCGGCCGCGCGCCGGCGAACAAGGACGAGAAGTCCAAGGACGCTGACGCCGGCGACGGCGCCAAGTAAGGAGGTCAGGCCCATGGTTGCGTTCGCGACGCCCGCAGAGCTCTCGAGCTTCACCAAGGGCCGTATCTCTCCGACCGACGAGCGGTCGCAGCTCGTCCTCGACGGCGCCACTGAGGCCATCCGGCGCTACGCCCGGTGGCACATCGCGCCGGCCGAGGACGTGACTGCGACCCTCGACGGCGGGGGTGAGGTGCTCTACCTCCCCTCGCTGCAGGTCAACTCCGTGGCCAGCGTGAGCGTTCGGGGCGCCGTCCTCGACCCCGCCGGCTACGAGTGGTCACGCCAGACCGGCAACCTCCGGCGCGTGGACCACCTCGACTTCCCCGACGTGTGGGGCGGCATCGTCGTCGCCTTCAACTCGGGCTACCAGGACGTCCCCGCCGACCTCAAGGGTGTCGTGCTGCAGGTGACGTCCATGGCGCTGAGCTCGCCGACGGGCGCGACCCGCGAGCAGGCCGGCCAGGTCGCGATGCAGTGGGCGACGACCGCGCCCGGCGTCTCCGGCGGCCTCTCGCTGCTTGACCGCGACCTCGCGATCATCGAGGCCTACCGCCTCCCCTCGGAGGCGTGATGCTGCCGAGCTTCATGGACCGGACCTACGTCCGGAAGCGCTTCCCGATGGTCAGCGACCACGGCACGATGGTGCGTGACCCGAACGGCGTGCCCGACGAGCTCCCCTTCGTCGGCATCGCCCAGCCGGGCACCGGCACCGAGGACGTCATCAACCGCAACGGCGCCGAGGTGGTCAAGACCATCTGGGCCGTGGACCCCCACGTGGACGTCCACCACGACGACGTCGTCACGCTCGCCGACGGCGACTACTTCGTGAACGGCGAGCCTGAGCGCTGGGACGTCGGCGTCCAGGACCACGCGGTCATCCGCCTCTCGCGGTGGGCCGGCTGATGGCCGGCGGCAAGCTGCGGGTCTCCAAGGTCCGCATGGTCAGCTCCGGCGCTAGCGCCATCCTCAAGTCCGCCAAGGTGCAGGCCGACCTCCGCGCTCGCGCGGGCCGCGTGCAGTCAGCCCTCCCGACGGGCGCCGGCGAGGTCTGGGAGGCCGAGACCTTCGTCGGCTTCGACCGCGCCCAGGCTGTCGTGCGGACCGGGAACAACGCCGCCAGGCGCACCAGCGCCGAGGACATGGCCCTGCTCCGGGCCCTCGATCGCGGGAGGTAGCCGATGCAGCTCATCGTCCCGAACGACGCCGAGCAGGCCGTCATCGACCAGCTCTCCGACTACGTGGTGGGCACCGGACTCGACACCGAGCGCCCGCTCTTCGCTCGCGTGCTCTCCGTCGGCGGCGGCCAGCGTGACCTCGTGACCGACGAGCCGCTGCTGACCCTCGAGGTCTTCGCCAAGCTCGAGTCCACGGCCAGCCAGACGGCCAACCTCTTCGTCGCCATCCTGCAGCAGGCCGCCCGCGAGGGCAGGCTGGGTGGCGTTCCTTGCTACGGGCTGCGGGTGGTTAGCCTCCCGCAGAACTACCCCCTGCCGAGTGTGCCGACGCACAAGCGGTATATCACAACGATCGCGCCGGCGCTCCGCCGTTCGGTCGTCAACCTCTGAAAGGAGCTGCCCCCATGGCAGTGAACGCCAACAACGTGTTCGTCGGCGCCCCGGATCAGTCGGTCACCGGCGCGATCCTCTCCGGCCCCGTCGCCACCACCGAGGCCGCCGAGTTCATCGATGAGGTGGACCTCGCCGGCCTGACCGACTCGGGCTACGTCTCCGAGGACGGCGTGACCATCACGCCCGAGGACACGACCGAGTCCATCAAGGACTGGTCGGGCGCCGAGATTCGCCGCATCCTCACCGAGTTCACGGGCACCATCTCGTGGACGCACCTCGAGCTGTCGGCCGGTGCCGCGCGCAACTACTTCGGCGACGACAACGTCGAGGTCAAGGCCGCGACGTCGACCTCCGGCACGCAGATGCGCATGTCGCTCGGCAAGAACGAGCTCGAGACCAAGCGCTGGGTGTTCAAGGTCAAGGACGGCGACAAGCGCGTCCTGGTCGTGGTCCCCAAGGGCCAGGTGGTCTCGCGTGGTGAGATTCCCCTCACCGCCACCGGCGCGATCACGCTGCCGGTCGAGCTCGCCACGTACCCCGACGAGGCCGGCCAGAACATCTACATCTACACGGACGACGGCGTCTTCTCGACCGGCGTCTGACCCACCTGCTGGGGCGGCCACGGGAGCCGGCCGCCCCAGTATCTCCCTCGGCTCCCACCCCCACTAGACGAAAGGCTCCCGCCATGACGTTCCAGGTTCCCGAGAGCAAGCGCTCCATCCGCCAGAACCAGTTCGAGTTCAAGGTCCCCGGCGACCGCAAGACCTACCGCATCCCCAAGGCCAAGTACCTCACGATGGGTCAGGTCGAGACGCTCGCCACCAAGGGCGACGACGTCCAGATCACCGACATTCTCGAGATTCTCGGGCAGGGTGAGGCCCGCGAGGCCGTCCGCACCCTCGACCAGGAGCAGCTCGAGGCCCTCATGGAGGCCTGGCAGGATGCCAGTGGTCTCGTCGTGGGGGAATCCTCGGCCTCCACCGAGACGTCCTGAGCAAGCCCCCCGCCCGGCAGGCGCTGCAGTACGACCTGCTGGTGCGGGGGCTCTCTCTGGAGTACCTCGGCTCGACGGCACTCACCTGGTACGACCTCCTCGCGTTCGCCAAGCTCGTGCAGGCTGAGCCCAGCTCGGCCCTTGCGAAGGAGCTGCACGGGCCGGCGTGGTCGATCGAGGCGCAGCTGACGGCGATCGTCGCGGACCACCTCGCGGTCGCCAACTGGCAGCGCGCGGGGCGCAAGTCCGCTCCGAAGCCCAAGCGCATCCCTCGCCCCTGGGAGAAGCCCAAGAGCACGATTCTCGGCAAGGGGGCCATCCCGATCAGCCAGTTCACCGACTGGTGGGACAGCCGCAAGTCCAAGCGCTCACGCAGGCGCGCGAAGAAGCCCCCGACCGAATAGCTTCGGCCGGGGGCTTCCCTCGTCTCAGTCTCTGTCCGCGTTCACCAGCGGCCTGTGCACCGGCGCTCCCGGCCGTGTGTAGGGCCTGGGCGCGACGGCCGGAACCAAGGGCGCGGCCGGCCGCTCGGTCACAGCCAGCACCCCTCACAGGGCACGTCGATGGTGACGAAGTCCTCATACTCGTTGCCCCAGCGGTCCTTGACCATGTGGGTCTCCCGGGTGAACTCGCCGTTCTCGTCCTTCGGGAACTCCTTGTGGAAGTGCGGCCCGGTGAAGGAGTAGATGCTCATCTCGTGAGCGATCGCCTCGTCCTCGGTGCGGAAGTTCCTGGCCATGATCTTGTCCCTTCGTGGCTGACTTGATATACCCATTGTAGCGCTCTGCGCGCCCCTCTGCCACCCCTGAAGTCGGGAGTTTCTATGGCCAACGGAGTTGAGCTCGCCCAGGCGTGGGTCCGCCTCATCCCGACCCTCGAGGGCTCGCAGGGCGTCATCGCCAAGGAGCTCGGCGGCGAGGCCGAGAAGGCCGGCAAGGAGTCCGGCAAGCGCTTCGGCGGTGCGCTGGCCGGCGCCGTGGCCGGTATCGTGGCCCCGCTGGCCGCGTCCGCCCTTCAGGGCATCAAGAACCTGGTCGGCGAGATGGCCGCGCAGGTCGACTCCACCAAGAAGTTCCGCAGCACGCTGGAGTTCGCCGGCGTCTCGGACAAGAACATCAAGGCCCTGACCAAGGCGACGCAGGAGTACGCCGACAAGACGGTCTACGGCCTCTCCGACATTCGCAACATCACCGCCCAGCTGGCGTCGAACGGCGTGGCCGACTTCGACAAGCTGGCCGAGGCCGCCGGTAACCTGAACGCGATCGCCGGCGGCAACGCCGAGACCTTCAAGTCCGTCGGCATGGTGCTCACCCAGACGGCCGGCCAGGGCAAGCTGACGGCGGAGAACTGGAACCAGCTCTCCGACGCCATCCCCGGCGCGTCCGGCCGCATCCAGCAGGCCCTCCTCGAGAACGGCGCCTACGTCGGGAACTTCCGTGAGGCCATGTCCGAGGGCCAGATCAGCTCGGAGGAGTTCAACGCCGCGCTGCTCCAGCTCGGCACGGACCCTGTTGCCGTCGCGGCGGCCCAGAGCACGGAGACCTTCGAGGGCGCGCTCGGCAACCTGCAGGCCTCGATCGTCAAGGTCGGCGCCGGTATCATGGAGAAGATGCAGCCGGCCTTCACCGCGATGGTGGGCTGGCTCTCGGAGGCCATCGCCGGCCTCTCGGGCGTGGTCGACTGGCTGATCGAGAACACGACCTGGATCGTCCCGCTCGGCATCGGCCTCGGCGTCGTCGCGGCGGGCTACCAGGCGATCGCGTTCGCGGCCGGCGTGCAGGCGGCCGGCGGCATCGGCAAGTGGATGGCGGCCACCAGGCTCGGGACGGCCGTGCAGGCTGCCTTCAACATGGTGATGAACGCCAACCCCATCATGCTGGTGGTGACCCTCATCGCCGCCCTGGTCGGCGCGCTGGTCTACTTCTTCACGCAGACCGAGCTGGGCAAGGCCGTCTGGGCCGAGTTCACCCGCTTCCTGGGCGAGGCCTGGGCGAACATCTGCGCCGCGGTCGAGTGGCTGTGGGAGAACGTGCTCGAGCCCGTGTTCAAGGGCATCGGCGACGTCTTCAGCTGGCTCTGGACCTACATCATCAAGCCCATCGTGGACCTGGTCGTGAACTACTTCCGGTTCTGGGGCGCCGTGGTGATGTGGCTCTGGGAGAAGGCCGTCCAGCCGATCTTCAAGTTCATCGGCGACATCTTCAACTGGCTCTGGACCTACGTCATCAAGCCGGTGGTGGACTGGATCAGCGACAAGCTGAACCTCCTCGGCCTCGGCTTCCGCATCCTCTACGAGCAGTTCGTCAAGCCGGCCTTCGAGGCCGTGGGCGACGTGCTCATGACGGTGTGGAACTGGATCGACCAGAACGTCTTCTCGCCCTTCAAGGTCGGCATCGACCTCATCGGCCAGGCGTTCGAGAACGTGGCCAAGGCGATCGGCACCGCGTGGGATGGCATCAAGAAGGCCGCCGCGGTCCCGATCAACTTCGTCCTGGACACGGTCTGGAACAAGGGCCTCCGGTCCTTCTGGAACGATATCGTAGGCGAGCTCGGTCTTGACGACATGAAGCTGCCTGAGGCGAAGCTCATCAAGTTCGCCTCTGGAGGTGTCCTCCCCGGCTACACGCCTGGGCGCGACGTCCACCAGTTCTACTCGCCGACCGGCGGGCGCCTCGCGCTCTCCGGCGGTGAGGCGATCATGCGGCCCGAGTTCACCCGCCTCGTCGGCGGAAAGGCCGGCATCGCTCGCCTGAACGCGATGGCCCGCAAGGGCACCCTCGGGTTCAAGGACGGTGGCGTGCTCGACCACCTCGGCAGCTTCGCCGGCGACGTCTGGGACAACGTGACCCGCGCAGCCGGCGTGGCCTGGGACTTCATCAGCGACCCCGCTGGTGCGATCCAGAAGCACCTGGTGGACGGGGTCCTCGGCCCGCTCATGGGTGGTGCGGGGGACGGCGTCTTCGGCAAGACCGTCGGCGGCATGCTGCGGAACGCTCTCAAGGGCGCGGCCAAGCTGTTCGAAGGCGGTGCTGCCGGCAAGGGCACCAAGGGCATGGGCTGGAAGGCGATGCAGGACATGGTCCTGGCCAACCTGCCCGGCGCGCGGATCACCTCCGGCTTCCGGCCGGGGTCCCGCACGGTCAACGGTGGCCAGTCGTACCACGCCCTCGGGCGCGCGATCGACATCGTGCCGGCAAGCATGGCGACGTTCAACGCGATCGCCCGCATGTTCCCGAACGCCTCGGAGCTGATCTACACCCCGGCTGGTTCGCGCCAGCTGCTGAACGGCCGGCCCTTCGCGGGCTGGTCGCCGGCCGTCAAGGCCCAGCACTACAACCACGTCCACCTTGCCATGCGCAACGGCGGCGTGCTGCCGGGGCTGATGAACGGAGGCACGGTCACCAAGGCCGGCTACACGGTCGTCGGTGAGCGCGGCCCCGAGCTGCTCAAGCTGCCCGAGGGCGCCCAGGTCAACCCCGACTACGATGACGTCCCGACCGGGGGCGGAGTCACGTTCAACAACTACGCACCGCTGGGCTCGACTCCTTCCCAGGAGCTCGAGACCTTCGCCAACCGCTCGGAGGTGTTCCTGCCGTGATCGACGCGACCATCCGCCTCGTCGGCGCCAACGGCCAGTCCGTCACGCTGAGGGACACCGCCAGCGAGCTGATGCGTCAGCCCGGCGGCGGTGGCTGGGGCATGGTCCCCGTCGTCAACTCCTGGTTCGAGGGGGCTGGCGACGGGGCCGTGCTTCGCGGCACGCGCCGCGTTCAGCGCGAGCTGGTCATCCCCATCAAGGCGTTCGGCATGGGCCGGCAGGCTGTGGAGACGCAGCTGCGCCGGCTCACCAACGCCATCCGCGAGCCCTTCCGGGTGTTCATGGACTACGACGACGGCCGGTCCTACTGGATCGAGGCCGTCTACGAGGCGGGCGCGGCCGGCCAGTACGGCTCCAACCCGAACCGCATAGCCGACATGCCGATCGTTCTCAAGTGCGGCGACCCGTACTGGACGAGCGTGCAGGCCCAGTCCTTCACCGTCCGCCCGGCCCTCGGTGAGCCCTTCCTCCCTGAGCTGGCGGAGCTGCACGTCTCGAGCTCCGTGGCCCAGGGCCAGGTCACCGTGGTGAACGTCGGCGACGTGGCCAGCCGGCCGGCCTGGACGATCAAGGGCCCTGGCACCGGCCTCGAGCTGACGCTCAACGGCCGGGGCATCTCGCTCCCCGACTACACCCTCGACACCACGACCGTCGTCTCGATCCGCTTCGAGGACGGCGGCTGGCTCATCGAGGACGAGGCCGGCGAGAACCTCTACACCTTCCTCGGGCCCGCGCCCTGGTTCCCCGAGTTCCCCCCTGGCACCTCGATCGTGGACGTCGCCCTCGCTGACGCGACCGCGGACACGTCGATCCAGGCCGTCTACCCCGAGCGCCGGGAGGTAATGTACTGATGCGCGCATCCGCCCCTGACTTCACCGTCGAGGTCCGCGATCGCGACTTCGCCCGAAAGGGGCAGGTTGCGCCGGAGTACACCGACCTCAAGTTCGTGGACGTCTTCAACGGCGTCGGCTCGTGGGAGATGAAGCTCCCCGCCGAGCACCGCCTCCTTCCTGACCTCAAGGCCAAGGGCGCGGGCATCGTCGTCACCGAGCACTGGACCGAGTCCACCAAGGTGGCGCCGACCTACAGTGCCTGGGCTCCGCAGCGGACGAACCTCTTCAAGGACCCACAGGGCACGGCGACCGGCGACTGGCTGGGTAGCCCCTCGGTGCCGGCCTCGGTCGACGGCGCCGCCTTCGGGCGCGCGACGGCGATGCGGTTCACCAACCCCGCCAACGGCGCCCAGCGCGGCGGCCTGAAGCGCGGGACGGACTTCGGGACGAGCACCCTCTACACGGTGCGCTTCCGCGTCCGCGGGAGTCAGGAGCGTTCCAACTGGCAGCTGACGTTCCGTAACGCGATCGGCTCCGCGCTCGTCACGATCGCCACGGGCCTCCCGGTGGGCGAGGACATTCGGACCTACGAGTACACCTTCACCACGCCGTCGTCCCTCTCCTCGACCTCGGGCGTCTTCCTGGTCAACTCGTCGGGCTTCACCAACGAGTGGTTCGAGCTGTCGGACGTGGAGGTCGAGGCGGGGGACACCCGCGGCATGGGCTTCGTCGGACAGCCGCGCTCCGCGGACGTCGAGCGCGTGGTCTGGGTCGGCTCGCCGAACGCCTCGGCCACCCAGCTGCAGACGCGGACCCGGACCGAGTACCCCGACCTGGTCGAGCACAAGTACCGCGTCTACTCCGGTCGCATGCGGTCCGCCCGCCTCTCGCAGGACGCGGCCGACCCCAAGGGCACCTGGGTGGTCACAGGCGTCCACGACAACGTGGTCGCCGCCGCCACCTCCGTCCTCCCCGACCCGGCCCACGAGCCGGAGGAGCAGGCCCTCTCCCACTGGGAGGCGGCCGGCCAGGGCGAGACGGTGATGAAGCAGGCCGTGCAGCTGAACGCCGGCGCGGCTGCGATCGCCCGCCGCAGCTACCCGTGGCTGGAGGTCGCGCCTGACCTCGGCCGAGGCACGCCGGTCAAGACCACGAGCCGCTTCGAGGGCCTGGGCGACCTGCTCACCTCCCTCGGCTCCGCGGCCGGCCTCGGTTGGCGCTTCGCGCAGCGGGACGACGTCGTGGAGTTCGACGTCTACGAGCCGGCCGACAAGACCAAGCTCGTCCGCCTCGACATTCGTAACGGCGGCGTCCAGTCCAACGAGCTGGGCTTCACCGCCCCCTCCGCCACGGACGTCCTGGTCATGGGCCAGGGCCAGGGCGAGGCGCGCACCATCCGGCGCGTGACCACGCCCGAGGCGCAGGCTGAGGCCGAGGAGTGGGGCCTCCGCTGGGAGTCCACCAAGGACCAGCGCCAGACGGACGACACCACCGAGCTCGAGCAGGCCGGCCTGGAGGTCGTCAGCGAGCAGGGCGTCACTGTCAACTCGCTGAAGATCGTCCCGTCGGACCACCCCCGCATGCGCCTCGGCGTCGACTGGTACATCGGCGACCGCATTACCGCGGTCGTGGAGGGCCAGGAGACGGCCGCGCTCGTCACCCAGGTGGCCACGAGCATCACCTCGGCCGGCGTGATCCGCCAGGCCACGGTGGGTGACCCCGTGGGCTTCAGCTTCGACGCGAAGATCGCCAGCAAGGTGAAGGACGTCGAGAAGCGCGTGGGCGCGGTAGAGCGGCTCATCGGAGAGGGTAACGCAACGGCCCCGGCCGGCGTGGTCATCCCCTTCGCCGGCGGCGTCGTCCCGGGCGGCTGGCTGCTGGCCGACGGCTCGGTCTACGACCCGCTGGCCTACCCCTCGCTCTACGCGGCGATCGGCACCACCTACGGTGGGACCTCGGCGGCCCCCAAGCTGCCGGACCTCCGCGGCCGCGTGCCTGTAGGCCGGGACGCCTCGCAGCTCGAGTTCGACACGCTGGGCGAGGGCGGTGGTGAGAAGCGCCACGCGCTGACGTCAGCCGAGCTGCCGTTCCACCGGCACCTCTTCGGCGGTGACGACGGCGTGGCCAACGCTGGGTATCCGAAGCTCGGGACGTTCGCCTACGACGCCACGTCCACTAACTCTGGCGGTGGCGGGAACTTCGTCACGACCGGCATGTACGACGCGGCGAACAACACGATCGCCTACGACGCTACCAGCCCGGAGCACAACAACCTCCAGCCGTACCGGGTGGTCAACTTCATCATCTCGGTGGGGGCTGTGCCGCTCATGGGGGTGGCGGCGTCCATGGGCGTCGGCAAGGGCATCGCGGTCGCCGGCTCAGGGACCCCTGAGGACCCGTACCGGCCGAACATCAGCACCGACTGGGCGATGCTCGGCGGTCCGCTGGTTCACACCGGCGGCCCTGCAGGACCCTACGCCACGACGTGGTTCAAGGGCCTGACCGGCGGTGCCGGCGGGGTGTTCAGCACCTCGGCGAGCAACATCGGCATCACCATCCTGGTAGACGGCATCTACGAGGCTGAGTCCAAGCACCGCGCGGCCGCCGCCGGCGGCTACTCGACGCTGGCCATCAACGGGGACCGCACCGCCCTGGAGAACAGGGTGGACGGCATCTTCAACCACGACCACGGGGCCGCTGCCGACAACTACTCGACGTCGCAGTACACCGGAAAGCTGCTGGCAGGCGAGGTCATCACCATGGGCCCACCGGCCGGCCAGGGCGGCACCATGCGGTTCGCCTCCTCGACCTTCACCGGAACCCTCAAGATCAAGCGGCTCGCGTAGCCGGGAAGGAGTCGCCTGATGGCGCTCACCGCGTACCCCTTCGACGGCCAGACGGTCTCGGAGCAGCAGTACGGCGACCTCTTCGGCGCCGTCGCCCAGTCGGGCATCCTCGGGAGCCCCTCGGCCAACCACTTCCTGGTGACGGCGGCCGGCTCGAGCATGAACCTCACCGTGACCGCGGTATCGGGCGCCTCGCGTGCCATCCTCCGCGGCCACGCCGTCCTCATGACGGCGAACGAGGTCGTGCCCGTGACGGCCGCCGCGACCCAGTCGCGGGTCGACCTCGTCGTGCTCCGCCTGGACTACGGTGCCAACACCATCGGCCCCGCGGTCCGGGCGGGCACGCCGGGCAGCGCCACTCCCCCTGCGCCTGTCTGGGGCGTCGGTGGGGTCTACGAGATTCCGCTCGCCTCGGTCGCCGTCGGCGCCAACGTCACCACCGTGAACGCCGGCAACCTCACCGACCTGCGTCGCTTCTCCGGCCCCACCACGGGCGTCTGGTCGACGGCCGCGCGGCCCTCGACCCCGCTGAGCTTCGGCTTCAACACGACCCTGGGCCGCTGGGAGTACACGCTGGACGGCACCACCTGGGCGCCGATCGGTTACGTCGACCTCGCCGGCGCAAACGCGGTCGGGATCCTGCCGGTTGCGAACGGTGGCACCGGCCAGGACACCCTGGCCAAGGCGCGCAACGCGATGGGCCTCGGCAACACCGTGGGCGCCCTGCCGGTCGCGAACGGTGGCACCGGCGCCACGACCGTCCAGGGCGCGCGTGAGACGGCCGTCGACATGTGGGTCCAGCCCACCGCCCCGGCCCACGCCGTCAAGCGGCTCTGGCTCAAGACCCAGTCCTAAGGAGGCCGCGTGGTCAGCTCCAACTTCCCCAGCCGGCCCTTCCGCCTCGAGGAGTACTGCCCAGTCACGGCACAGAACGCCTGGAACACCGGCAACAACTCGCTGGTGCACTCGGAGCTCTGGATCCGCAAGAACAGCTACTCCCCGACCTACTCCGGGTCCGGCAGCTCGTACCAGATGTACATCAAGGGCGCCCTCGTCGGATCGAACGGCAACTTCGGCTACGACTTCCGGAACAGCGACCAGCTGCTGCTCCACGCCTCCGACAACTGGTTCGGGCACGACGGCGAGGGCAACATGCACGTCGAGATTGACGGCTACGCCAACGTCGCGATCATGGGCTACACGGAGGTCCACTCCGGCTACTGGGCAACCCGCATCGCGCAGCCGGCCTCGGCGCCCACGGGCCTCGGGGTCGACTCGGCGACCACCAACTCGCTGCGCTACCGCTTCAGCGGGAACGACCTGCGCGGTGGGTCGCTCGTGCGCTGGGAGTACCAGATCGCCGAGAACTCAGGCATGTCGGTCAACGCCTCGATCCGCACGGGCTCGGGCACGGAGGTCGTCACGGGTCTTATCCCCGGCCGAGAGTACTTCTTCCGCTCCCGTGCGGTGACGAACGTCGGCGCCGGCTCGTGGTCCTCGGTCCAGTCCGGCAAGACGCTCGCGGCCGTCTACGAGTCCGACGGCGCCAGCTGGCGGCCGGTCGAGCTCTACGAGTCCGACGGGTCCACCTGGCGGCCGGTGGTCGAGGCGCTCTATTCCAACGGCACCGCGTGGGTGTCGCCGCTCTCTCTCTAAGGAGGCTCCCCATGGCATACAGCTACGTCATCATCGACGGCCAGCGGGTGGAGGTGAACATCGCCCGCCACTACCGCCTCATGGAGGCCGAGTTCAAGGCCGTCTTCGGCCTCGACCTCATCATCAGCTCCGGCACGCGCACACGTGAGGAGCAGGCCTACCTCTACAACGGCTGGATCAAGCGGCTCCCGGGGTTCAACCTCGCCGCGAAGCCCGGCCTCTCCAACCATGAGGAGTTCGGGCCCATCGGTCCGATCGCGCTCGACCTCCGGGACTCCGGCTCGGACGCCGGCGTGCTGACGATCGGCTCGCGCCGGTCGAACTGGCTCGCCTCCAACTGTGGCCGCTGGGGCTTCACCAACGCGGGCCACTTCTTCAACCCGCGCGAGGCCTGGCACTACGAGGGCCGCGGCATCAAGATCGGCGGCGCCGGCGTCTTCGAGGCACCCTCCAGCGTGCAGGTCGACGGCCAGCTCGGCCCGCAGACCGTCGCAATGCTGCAGGGCCGCCTGGGCGTGGGAGTCGATGGTGAGATGGGGCCCGTGACCATCTCCGAGCTCCAGCGCCGGCTGGGTGTGCCGGCGGACGGCGCGCTCGGCCCGGTGACCATCTCCGCCCTCCAGGGTCGCGTCGGTGCGAACCGCGACGGCGACTGGGGCGGCGAGACGACCCGCAAGCTGCAGGAGTACCTGAACGCGGGCGGCGACTTCCGCGTCGGCCAGCCCGCCGGCCAGCCCTCGGCGCCTGGCCAGCTGGTCGTGGACGGCGACCTCGGTCCCGCCACGGTCAAGCGCCTCCAGCAGTCTGTCGGCGCTGAGCAGGACGGCGAGTGGGGTCCCGACACCACCCGCAAGCTGCAGACGGCTGTCGGCGCGCGCGTGGACGGCGAGCTCGGTCCTCAGACCATCAAGGCTCTGCAGAAGAACGTGGGCGCCGCTGAGGACGGCCAGATCGGCCCCGACACGGTCCGCAAGCTGCAGGAGTTCCTCAACTCCGGCCGCCCGTGGGTCGCCGTCGAGGTCACGCCGAAGCCCATCCCTGCCGACCCCGGCTTCTCGGTCAGCCCGCGCGACGCGGTCTACCCGGGTGCGGCCGCCGGCTGGAACGTCCCGCTGGGCCAGGGCAAGCGCACCGCCGAGGCGGTCATCCGCGCCCTCATCGTCCACCACGAGACGGCCTTCACCTCACAGGTGCCGTACTTCAAGACGGCGAACGACCGGGGCTCGTGCCCGACGTGGGAGGTCAACGGTAAGGTCGTCACTGAGATGATCCACCCGGCCCTCAAGCCGAGTGCGACCGGCGCGGCGAACGACTACTCCGTGGCGATCGAGACGACCAACACGGCCGGCGAGCCGGACTGGAAGGTCTCGGACGACTCGGTCGAGTCGATCATCGCCATCGGCGTCTGGCTCGTCAAGCTCTCACGGTCCAGCGACCCCTACCTCACCGCCCCCGACGGGACGCGCGTGCGGGTCGAGGTCGAGGCGACTCGTGAGCACATCTTCGGCCACAAGGAGGCCGGCGTCAACTCGACCCGGTGCCCTGGTGAGTTCCTCATGTCGAAGATGGACTACATCGTTGAGCAGGTGCGCCTCCGTAGCCAGGAGCCGGACCCCGAGCCTGAGCCCGAGCCCGAGGACACCGTCCTCGTCCCGCGCTCCAAGCTGCAGGAGTTCTACGACTGGCTCAAGGGCCTCCTCGGAAAGTAAGGACACATGGACAAGCACCCTGTGGACCCGCGGCGCCGCCGCGTCTACGAAGCCTCGATCCGTACGGTGGACCTGTTCGTCTACGCGGTCGTGTTCTTCGGGGGCGTGGCGCTGGTCGTCCTCCCGTTCAACCGGGCGGTCGACGTGCTGGTCGGGTACGAGCTGCTCGTCGTGATGTGGGCCACGTTCCTTCTGGGCGGGGGGCTGGTCGGCTTTGTCGGCCGGCTCTCCCGCTACTGGATGGTCGAGACCCCCGCCACGGTGGCTGCAGCGTTCGGAGCCCTGATCTACGCTGTGATCCTGGGCCAGTACGCTCTCACCTCTCTGGCCACCTTCTTCACGGAGGTGTTCGTCATCGTGGCGTTCGCCTTCCTCGTGCGGCGGTGGCTGGAGCTCCAGATCTTCTCGTCGGAGCCGACCGGGGACTGGCGCTCGCGCGTCGCTCTCGCGTGGCACCGCCGGACTCAGAACGTGGTTCGCCGCGAGACCGCATAGCCGCTAGGAGGGCACCATGGGTGACGTGAACCTTGTCGCCATCCTGGTGGCCGTCCTAGGCTCTGGGGGCCTCGGTGCGGTTGTCACGTCGGTCGTCAACTCTGTCCAGCTCGCGCGCGCAGGCGTGTCGGGCAAGGAGGACAAGCGGCGAGAAGACATCATCAAGCAGAGGGACGCCGCGTGGGCGCGGGCGTCCCTGGCTGAGGCGGAGGCCGACCGCGAGGAGGCTCGTGCAGACCGTGAGCGGGAACACCGCATCGCGCTGCAGGAGCACGCGGCGCGCCTCCGCATGCAGCTGCTGAAGGCCGGCATCGAGCCGGTCGAAAGGGCGCCCCGAGCAAACCAGAAGGAGTAGGATGAGCCTCACACCTCGTTCCGACTACCAAGACTCGCTGCAGGCGACCCAGGTCCAGCACCCGTGGAAGGCCGCCATCCGCACCTTCGTGCAGGTGGCCATCCCCGCGGTGATCGCCCTGGGCATCGTCGTGCCGCAGATCGTGGACATCATCCTCGAGCAGTTCGGCGAGCAGCTCCCGCCCCAGTTCACGGGCGTGATGCTGGCCGTCTCCGTCGGCGTGGCCGGCGTGTCGGCGGTGGTGGCGCGCATCATGGCGCTGCCGCTCGTCAACGAGTTCCTGACCGGGATCGGCCTGGGCGCGACGCCCAAGGGCTGATTCCAGGGTAGTTAGGGCGAGTAGGGCGGCACGCTTCCTATTTAGTTCTAAAGGGCCTCGCCCTTTAGCTCTAACGGAACGCGGCCGCCCTAACCGCCCTACTTGCCCTGCGCGAAGCCGACCCATCAGCAGCCTGGTCACCTGCGCAAGCCCCCGTGGTTCAGCCTAGAGTGCTGAGCTGCGGGGGCTTTCTCGCGCTAGGATGGGATCATGACAAACGACCTCCGCATCCCAGCCCCCTCGTTCGAGGCCGCGCTCCACACGCTCGTGGACCTGGCCCTCGAGTCCCCCGAGCACCGCAGTCGCAGGCGGTACCTCGATGAGATGGGCCTCCCCGAGGACCTCGTGGGCCACGCCCTCGCGCGCCTCGACGCGCCCATCCACGTCGCGGCTCGTGGCAACCGCGAGCACCACGACATGCGGAAGGCCGCGCTGGGCGTCCCCGGAACCCCCTACGCCCAGGTCCGCTTCCCCATCCTCTGGAACCGCCTCTTCACGGGCGTGGACCTCGATGGCGAGCCCATCCCGTACGACCACCGCTTCACCATGTTCTGGGGCATGCGCGACAACCTCAGCGTGGCGGAGGACTACCTCGTCTACGCCCTCCTCGACCACATCGTCTCCCCGCAGGGACGCGGCCGCCACGCGGACCTCGCATGGCATGAGGACCTCGTCCGCGGCCTCAGGTCGTTCCGCCGCTTCCTGAACAGCGAGCACAGCGGCTTCCTCGTGCAGGTCCAGGTCCCTGATGGCCGCGGGGGAAGCCTGGGCGCGAGCGAGTCCAACCAGAAGCTGCGTCAGTATGTAGACACCCTCACCGCGCAGGCAGTCGCGGACCTCACCAAGTAGAAGGACGCTCAAGTGGCAGACCCCATTACCCCCGTGGACTCGGTCCTCACCGAGGCCATCAAGGACATGACGTTCGAGCCCTGGCAGGCTCGCCCCGACGTCCCCCGCCAGCAGACGCCCGCGCAGGCCTACATGGCCCAGCGCAACCACTGGATCGACAGGCTCCAGCTCGAGGAGCCCGCGTCGCTCGGCATCTTCGTGGAGAACTACCCCGTGCGGACGGACTTCGAGGGCCTGGCCGGCCAGCCGCGCGCTATCCGCCTCGTGGAGGAGGAGCCCGCGACCGACGACGTCGGCCTGCCCGTGAGCCTCCCCGACGGTGTGGACGTCGAGCTCACCCCTGCCGGCCTGCGCCGCCGCATCCCTGCGGGCTGGTCGCTTCCGTCGGCCAAGCCCGAGCCGGAGACCAAGCGCGCTGAGGTACTGGACACCGCCAAGAAGATCATCCACGGCGACCGCGAGAAGGACTACGGCCGGCCGATCGACAGCTTCACCCGGCTGGCCCAGGCGTTCGAGCTGGTGCTCGGCCACCCCGTCACGCCGGCCACCGCCGTCAAGCTGATGCTGGCGATGAAGCTCAGCCGCCTGGCCGGCGGCGACGAGAAGGACGACACCTGGGTCGACCTCGCCGGCTACGCCGCCCTCGGCGCCGAGGTCCGCGACCAGTCCTGACCAGCCGGGCCCTGCTGTGACCTCCCCAGTAGGGCCCGGCCACCAGCCTTCACCAGCACGCAGCTAGCGAGCACCACCCCGACAGAGAAGGCGCAATGTCCTCACCTGTACCCGCCAAGCGGAAGGCGGTCCGGTTCATCACCCGTGATGACCACCGTCTCTACATTCACCCCGTGACCGGCGACTTCATTCCCGGCGTCACGTCCACCATCGACAACCTGCCCAAGCCGTTCCTCAAGGCCTGGGGCCAGAAGCTCGTGGCCCAGGAGGCCGTCGCGAAGTACGAGCAGCTGGGCAACCTGGCCCGCGCCGACGAGGAGGCGGCGGTCGACTGGCTGAAGAAGGCCCCGAACCGCTTCACCGCCCACTCGGCCCGCGTCGGCAAGATCAGCCACGGCTACATGGAGGAGCTCGCCCTCGGCAACGTGGTCGACACCTCTCGCGAGGAGGAGGACGTCCGCCTCATCGTGGACCACTTCAAGCACTACCTCGACACCATGCAGCCGCGCTTCCTCCTGCTCGAGGAGGGCGTCTACTCGGACGTCCACGACTACGCCGGCACGTTCGACGCGATCGCGGAGTACAACAACCCGGACCTGGTCATCCGTGACAGCTTCGGCCAGGAGATGCCGCTCGTCGGCGTGGCCTGGCAGGACAACAAGACGACCCGCTCCGGCGTGCACCCCGAGGTTGGTCTCCAGCTCGCGGCCTACCGCCACGCGCCCTGGATCATCCGGCAGGACGGCACCCTCGCCAAGAACCGGCCGGGCGACTTCGCCCTCGTGCTGCACGTCCGCCCGGAGGGCTGGGAGCTCGTGCCGGTCGAGGCCGGCCAGGAGGAGCTGGACGTCTTCATCCACCTTCGCGCCATCACGGACTACACCCGCGAGCACAGCAAGAAGATCATCCACGCGCCGGTCGCCGGTAACCGGGTCCGCCGTGCCCGCCGCAAGGCGAGCGCCGAGCCCAAGGCGATCGTGGCGACCGTCGAGCCGGATGACATCGGCGAGCTGAAGGTGGTCGCGGCGTGAGCCCGAAGGCCTGGGCCCAGCAGGGGCTGGATGACTTCCAGTCCTGGCTGGGCCAGACGGTCTACGGCGAGGGCCTGATCTACCGGGGCGACGCCGACTTCGAGCAGCTCGGGCCGCGGGGCAAGATCACGCTGGTCGAGTTCAAGAAGAAGCACGAGAAGCCGATCGGCCGCGGGCAGCTCGCCTGGCTCCGCGCCCGCGCGCGGCAGGACCGCACCGAGGTCCGAGTGGTCCGCGAGCTGACCGAGGACTACGACGACCCCGACCGGCTCGTCTGGTTCTGGAACCCGCTCGAGCCTGTGGCGAAGGCCCAGGAGGTCACCCTGTCGCACGTGGCGGCGTGGGTGGACTCCCGGGCCTACAGGCCGGTCCAGGTCGCGGCCTAGACGTCGAACCCCGCCCGCTTGAGGTAGGCGAGGAGGTTCTTCCACGACCGCGGGTCGCTGGGCGTCCCTGCCCCGACGGCTACGATCTGGCCGTCGCGGCGGAACTGCACGTGCCCCTTCGCGGTGATGCGGACCTCGCCTCCTTGCTTCTCGATCGAGCGGATCAGCTTCTTCAGGTCCTTGTTCATTGCCATGCCTCTATAGTAGCGCGTGGCACGACCAATCCGATACGCCCCCGGGCCGGGAGTTTCCCTCGGCTCGGGGAGTCCAACCCCCCGCAGCGACTAGAATGGAACCCTATGACCGACACCCTGCAGGAGCTTCTGGACGCCCAGTCGGCGCTCCAGCACAAGATGCCGACCACGCATCCCTCGGACCTCTTCGATGACTTCGTGACCGCCGAGGCCCGCGCCAACGGGAACACCGACCTCCGCCGGCAGACCGACCTCGCCGTCGCCGCCGAGGACGTGACCGCCTTCATCCAGTGGAACCACAAGGCCCTCACCCACGAGATGGTCGAGCTCGAGTCCGAGACCGGCTGGAAGCCGTGGGCCACGAAGCGGTTCGTGAACCTCGAGGCCGCGCGCGGCGAGGCGATCGACATGCTTCACTTCCTGCTCAACGACTTCCTGGTCCTGGGCATGGACGCTGGCGAGGTCCGCCGGCGGTACCACCTCAAGCACGCCAAGAACGCCAAGCGTCAGGAGGAGGGCTACGACGGCGTCTCGACCAAGTGCCCCGGCTGCAAGCGGGCGCTGGACGATGACGGAGTGGCCTGCCACGTCCGGCCGCAGGCGCGGCTGGGCGACCGGGTCGGGGTCGTCTTCTGTGACGTCCACGGCCGGGCGTACCCGATCGCCGACCAGCCGGCCGGCGGAACCTACCTGGAGGGGTCGTTCACGTGAGCGCGCAGGTCTACGTGGTGGAGGGTGCCGACGGCACCGGCAAGTCCACCTTCATCCAGAGGATGGCGCGGCCTGGCGACCGCCTCATCCACAACAACGCCAGTGACCACCTGCTGCCGGGCTCGCTCGCTCGGCACTACCGGGCCCAGCTGCTCGACGCGCTGGACTTCCGGGACCGTGGCATCTCGACCTACATCGACCGGAGCTTCCTCAGCGAGGTCGTCTACGGCCGGCTGTACCGCGGCAACCCCCGCGTCAGCCTCCTCCAGGCCCACTCGCTCGAGCGGTTCGCCGCCCGGCACGGGATCGTCCTGCTCGGCATGACCGCCGACCTGTCCGTCCGCCGCGACCGCATCCGCGAGCGCGGCGAGGAGTGGGACCGCAAGCAGCCCTTCGTGGGCGCCTTCTACTCCCAGCACTTCGGCGAGCGCGCCAGGTACTGGGCTACCGCCGACAGCACGCCGGCACACGAATCCTGACACAGGAGAACACATGCTGAAGATCAACACCGAAGGCACCGAAGAGTCCACCGAGCAGTCCGACGTCGTCGGCCGCTTCCGTTCGGGCTACCAGATCGACGGGACTCCCGCGTCCCTCTCCGCGTTCCGCATCACCACCGGCGACGCCGCGATCGCCAAGGCCGTCGCGAAGGCGTTCGGCGTCGACAAGGAGAAGCTGGGCGAGGAGGCCGACAAGGACGGCGTCCAGGAGTGGGACGCCGCCGGCGAGGACTACCTCGAGGTGTTCACCAAGGCCGACTCCGTGAACATCATCCTGGAGGGCGCCTCGAGCTACAAGAGCTCGCTGGTCCGCCGCACCAAGGACGGCGACTTCATGTACGCCACCGACGGCGAGGTCATCCTGGCCGTGGGCGAGGACTTCGAGGACGAGTACGAGGTGGGCAACCCCGACCCGCAGCTCGGCCAGGACCTCACCACGCGCAAGGCGAAGGCCAAGAAGGGCCTCGGCTCGAGCCCGGACATTCGCGTCAAGTTCACCGTCGCCGACCACCCCGAGTGGGGCACGTTCGAGTTCCGCTCGGGCGGCTGGTCGCTGGTGCACAACGACCCGGAGCCCAAGCTCCGTCGCCTGCCGGAGGGTCCGATCAAGGCCGTCCTGAAGCTGACGACCGTCGAGGGCAAGCGGTTCACCTGGACCAAGCCCGAGCTGATCGTCCGCGGTTCCGTCGGCGCGGCTGAGAAGCCCGAGGTCGCCGGCGACGAGGACCAGCCGGCGTTCTGACGCCGAGGGGAACAAGGGTCAACAGTACCCGCCCGGCACACCAGTGACCCTGAGGTGCTACTACACCGAGACCCACAGCCCGTTGCAGCGGGTGGTTGAAGCTGTTAGGCCGGGCACGACGAAGGCCCCATCGCTCTAGAGGCGGTGGGGCCTTCCGTCGTCTACTTCTTCCAGGAGTGCTTGAGGACCGTGACGCCTGGGGCGAACCACAGGTCCGACGTCCCGTCCGCGATCCACGTGCCTGAGTCGTTGTTCAGGACCACGCTCGCGAGGCGGAGGCGGCCGTCCCACCAGAAGTGGTCACCCGGCTCGATGCTGGACGCCAGCACCTCCTCGTTCATGCGACTTCACCGAGGTAGACCGGGAACACGCGCCCGACCGCCGTACGGCCGTTGGTCTCCGTGATCGGCCCCTTGCACCACAGGAAGCCGTTGATGTTGTCGACGGACTCGACCTCGATGGTGTGGGTCACGAGGACCTCCACAACGGGGCCGTGGTCCTCGACCACGTGGGCGTCGGCCGCGACGACCGCGCGGCTCTGGCCCTCGATCGCCCGCGCCTGGATCAGGTCTCCGACCTTGACGTCCGTGCGGTGGTCGACCATGCCGATCAGGTTGCTCTTGTCGCTGTTCATACTTCGATTCTAGCGCGTCGCGTGCCGCTTGTACATAGGGAGAAGCCCCGGGAGTCCGAAGATTCCCGGGGCTTCCCCCCCTAGCCCGCCTGACCCGACCGCCCCCCAGGGTCGGGTCCCCAGTGTCAGGCGGCGTGGTAGACGGGCATCCTTGTTGGCACATCGGGCGGCCAGTAGCCGGCCTTCTTCTTGCCGTCCCACCGCGCCCACACGCGGCCGGGTCGCCTCAGCTTGCTGGACTTCATCTGCTGCACCAGCACGATGGGCTCGCCCACCTGCGCGTCCGCGTCGCACACCGCGACCCACTGGTCGGCGTCGGTGTTGACGATCAGCACGTTGTGCCCCTTGATGTCTTCCGGCATCTCGTCCGTCTTGGTGTCCCAGTCGACGCGCTCGTGCGCGCTCACTGCCGGCACTTCGGTCTTCTCGATCTGAGCGTTCATTTCATGCTTCCTTTCAGTCGTCGCCCCGGCTTGCTGCCGTATGGCGTTCGGTTGCTGTTGGGATCACCATATAGCACGAGGCTCGTGCACCGCCACCCCATTATCCCGGGAGTCTACCGGGAGGATTGGACCGCCATGGTCACCCTGTATTCCACGCCCACGTGCGCGCGTTGTCGCGTAGCTGAGGACCGCCTCGACGCCGCCGGCCTGCTCGCCGCCAAGGTGGACCTCACCCAGGACCCCGACAAGCTGGACGAGCTCAAGGAGCGCCTCGACGTGCCGATGCTCGACCTGCCAGTGCTGGAGTACCGCGGCGAGCTGTTCGGGATGGGCGACCTCTATGACCTCATCCGGACCGCCGAGGCCGATGGCTGACGGCAAGCGGTTCGAGCGGGACCTGGAGGTGGCCTTCAAACAGGCCGGCCTCCGGGCCCGCCGGCCGGCCCAGGTGCGTGAGGTGGACGTCGGTGACCTGCACGTTGGCGACGACGTTGTGGTGCAGGCGAAGGCGTGGTCCAACCTCGCTGCCGGCGTCAGGGCCGGCGTCGCGGGTGCCCAGGCCCAGAAGCGTCGGGCGCACCGGCCGGTTGGGGTCGCGATCGCCAAGCGAGACGGCGAGAACGTCCTGGACTCGGTGGTGGCCATGCCGCTGCGGGACTTCATCGTCCTCCTCCAGAGGTCAGAAACTCCCAGCTAAAGGGGCTCCCGCGGCCGGCGCCTCGTGGTATGATCGAAGTATGAACAACACCAAGCGCCTCAGCCACGAGGCAAGCCAAGCCATCGTCCAGTCCTACGAGGAGACCCTTGCGGACTTCCTCCCCATGGCGTCCGTCACGGGCAACCTGCTCTGGGCCGCCCAGACCATCTCCGACAACGAGTTCCCGGTCTCCATCGTCCTCGACAACGAGGGCTTCGGGGTCATCTTCCCCGAGGACCAGGACCCGGGCCTCGTGTGCGATCACTTCGCACGGGCCCTCGAGATTGCCGTCGAGGAGCTTGAGGAGATGTACCCGCGGGACTAAAACTCCCGACGTGTGGGGGCCCTTCGGGGTCCCCACACACGGTACGATAGAACCATGACACAGACAATCAGCCTCGAGGACCTCGCCCGCGACTCCGCTCTCCAGGAGCTCATGAGTGGCGGCGGGTGCCCGACCGAGGAAGAGCTCGACCGACTCACCGCAGAGATTCTCAAGGAACTTCAGGAGGACGACATGGAACCCATGCACGACGCCCAGCTGCCGGGCCTGATGGCACTGGACCCCGCAGAGGTGGAGGAACCCAAGCTCGCCACGCCTCGCGAGGACTCCGTCCTGCTCATCCGCCGTGACACCAAGCAGGGCTGGAAGCAGGCCACCAAGCAGGTCATGAAGGACTCGGCCGACCGCCTCCGTGACCTCGCCGCTGGCATGAACGAGGAGCTGGGCTGGGCCAAGTACGGCGTTGAGAATGCCTGACGCCGCCCCGAACCCTCTCGACATCATCGAGGCGGCGAACAGCTTCGCCGACCTCGCGGCCACGTTCCGCGACGCCCTGGTCCAGCGTGAGTTCCACACCGCGCCGGCCGAGCAGACCGCTCTGCACATGGCCTCCGCCATCTTCTCCTCCAACCTCGGCCAGCCGGCGCCCAAGAAGCGCTGACGGCCTCGAGCCCCGTCCCTGGGTCAGCCCGGGGGCGGGGCCTTCTTTCGTGTAAGCGGGTTACAATGGAGTTACCCTATTCGCCCTAGCTGCCCTGAAAGGAGCCGCGTGTCGATCAAGGTCTCTGACTCCCCGTCTGGTGACGGTATCTCCCTCCACGACTTCCTCGCCAAGCTGACGATCGCCGAGGAGGAGCGCGACGGCTGGCTCTGCAAGTGCCCCGCGCACGACGACTCCAAGGCGTCGCTCCGCGTCACCGTCTCCGAGGACTCGGGCAAGGTCCTCCTCAAGTGCCGCGCCGGCTGCTCGAACACCGAGGTGATGGAGGCGCTCGGCCTGACGATCAAGGACCTCGCCTCCATGAAGGCCGACCCCGAGGAGGCCGAGCACACGACGGCCAGCAACGACGCCCTGCCCGAGGAGTCTGCGATCGCCGAGCTCGGCGACCAGCTGAACACCTGGGCCCTCGACCTCGACGGCCCGCTCGGAGCTGACGCCCTCGCCTACGCCGCCCAGCGCTTCGGCCTTGAGCCGGAGGACGCCCGCCGGCTGGGCCTGGGCGTGACCGCGTCCCTCGGCGGCGGGCCTCGCCTCGTCGTGCCCTTCCGTGACCTGACCGGCCGGCCGCTCGGCTTCCAGGCCCGCGCGCTGAACAACGTCGCCCAGGTCCGCTGGGCCGGGCCGGCCAACCCCGAGAAGGCCAGCTGGACCCGCATCGGCTTCTTCCCCGGCACCAGCGGCTGGGAGGAGGTCATCATCACCGAGGGCCCGGGCGACGCCCTCACAGCCGTCTCGACCGGCTACGACGCGCTCGCCATCCGCGGCGCCGGCCTGGTGGAGAACGCCGTCACGCTCGACCGCGTCGCCGAGATGCTCGAGGGCCGTGTGGCGATCGTGGCCGGCGACGGCGACTCCGCCGGCAAGCAGTTCTCGGCCAAGCTCGCCGAGGCCCTCGTCGCCCGCGGCGTCACGACCAAGATTCTGAAGATGCGCGAGGGGCTCGACCTCTCTGACTGGCGCGCCGAAGACCCTGCCTGGTTCCGGCAGGGCTTCGTCAAGGAGGTCGCCAAGCTCTCGACCGTCACGGGCAAGCAGGCCAAGCTGAGCCGGTGGTCCTACCCCTTCGCCGACATCGGCGGTGCCCAGTACCTCCGCGACAAGCTGGCGAACGAGGGCCGGCCGGTCAGGTTCACCGACGCCGCCGGCTTCTACCAGCTGGAGAACGGCGTCTGGACCAAGCGGGCCGAGGGCGACGTCCGCACGGCCGCCCAGCAGATCGGCCGCGACCTGCACGACCTCTACGTCGCCGCCAAGGACGACGACCCTGACTTCGCCGCCAGCGCCTGGCGCTACAAGCAGATCGTGGAGACCAGCCGGGGCATCGACTCGGTGCTCAAGGAGCTCCGCTCGCTGCCTGGCATCCGCGCCGAGCTGGCCGACTTCGACCGGCACCCGCACCTGCTGGCCGTCCGCAACGGGGTCGTGGACCTCAAGACCGGCAACCTGCTTCCGCACGACCCGAGCCTCCTCATCACCCGCCGCGTCGACCTCGACTACCGCAAGGCGGCGCCGGCTCCGCGCTGGATGCGGTTCCTGGAGGAGGTCTTCCCGGACCAGCCCGAGATGCCCGGCTACATGCAGCGCGTCGTCGGCTACGGCATCACGGGCGAGACCGACGAGCAGGTCTTCGTCGTGCTCTACGGCACGGGGGCCAACGGCAAGTCGCTGTTCACGGACACCCTCACGACCATCTTCGACCCGATCACCACCATCACGCCCTTCAGCACGTTCGAGGCTCGCAGGGGTGACGGCGTGCCGAACGACCTGGCGGCCCTGGCCGGCGCGCGCCTCGTCATGGCGCCCGAGGGCAACCAGGGCAAGCTGATGGACGAGGCCCTCCTCAAGCGCGTGACCGGCCAGGACAAGATCACGGCGCGCTTCCTCCGCCGGGAGTTCTTCGAGTACCGACCTCAGTTCCTCCTCTTCATGGCGACGAACTACAAGCCGGCGTTCAAGGGCCAGGACGAAGGCCTCTGGCGTCGCGTCAAGCTGATCGAGTGGAGCCGCTACTTCAAGCCGGAGGAACGGGACCACGGCCTCCAGGACAAGCTGATGGCCGAGGCCGAGGGCGTGCTCGCATGGGCTGTGGCCGGCGCCGTCCAGTGGTACCAGTCAGGGCTGCAGGAGCCGGCCAGCATCACCGCGGTGACGAACGACTACCGCAAGCAGTCCGACGCCCTGATCGACTTCCTCTCCGAGACCGAGGACTCCGTCTATACCAAGGGCGTCGACTCCGACTGGGTGGCCCGCACCGAGCTGTTCCGGGACTTCCAGGACTGGGCGGACGCCGAGAACTTCGAAGACCTGAAGCGCTGGTCGTCACGCGCCTTCTACCGAGCAGTCGAGGAGCGTGGCTTCCCGGCCGGCAAGCGCAACGGCGTGATGGGCTTCAAGAGGGTTCGGCGGGCGCAGCCCTCGCCCTTCGACCAGCAGGCTAAGATCGAGGTAGAGGTCGACCCGACCCAGCCGCTCGCGGCCCCCAACATGGAGGATGGTATCTGGTGAGGACCCTCACGCACGTCGTCGCCGGCGACGTCTGTACGATCCACATTCCCGAGTCCACCGCCGACATGCCGGCCTTCCTGGCCTGGCTGAACGACAACGAGCGCGCCCCACTGGCGCTCGACACCGAGACCACCGGCCTGCACATCTTCGGCCGCGCCTTCAACATCAGGCTGGTCCAGTTCGGCAACACGCGCGAGGCGTGGGTGCTCCAGGCCGCCCTGTTCGAGGGCTGGATCGCCACCGCAATCCGCCGGCACAAGCGCTGGCTGCTCCACAACGCGGCCTTCGACCTCCAGGCCCTGAACCGGGTCTACGGCGTCACGATCGAGGAGATGACCCCGAAGGTCATCGACACGATCATCCTGAGCAAGCTCGTGGCGCCGCACCGCCGTGGGGGCCACAAGCTGAAGCCCCTCACCGAGGAGCACGTGGACGAGCACGCGCTGGACACGGCCGACGGCCTCAACGAGCACTTCCGCCGGCTGGGCTTCACCAAGGACAACGGCTGGGCGCTCATCGACATCGCCGACGAGCTCTACAACCGGTACGCCGGCCTGGACGTCATCTACACGGCGCGCCTGTACGAGGTCCTCCGGGAGAAGGTCAAGGAGCTGCTGCTCTCGACCCTCGCCCAGTTCGAGCACACGATCCAGGCATATCTGAACCTCATGCGGCGCAAGGGCATGAGGGTAGACGCCGGCTACGCGGCGCGCCAGCGG